GGTCTTTATGGCGTCTTAATATATCTCCTTTTTTATATGCTCTTGCGTATGAATAAGTAGGTATTAAATCTAACCCTGTTTCTTTTTTCATTACAGGTAGCATTTTCATTAATAGAGTTTCCATTACAAAATCAGCATAACAAGAATATGTATTTGGCACTTGTTGATCAGTCCATGTTCCAAGCATCGGGGACTGTGAATTTATGTTATTTTTATACATAAACTTTACCGCATCTCTTTTAAGTAAAAAATAATTAAATATAAAATTAGCTAATTCGTAAGATAAAGCTTTTTTAATAACGTGATATTTAAACATTAAAAATCTCCTTTTCTTTTTCATTACATTTTAATTCTAAATTTAAACTAATTCTTGTATCATCTGTTGACGGCCTTGGTTTGTGATCTAAAGAAGCTGGAAAAATTAACATATCCCCATTATTAGGCTCTAAATATATTTGTCTATTATTTTGTTTAAAACTTATACCTTTATCTTTAATTTTTAAATATATAACAGAATTTATGGTAGCAGAACTTTTATGATTATGCCAACCAGTCTCATTATACACACTATCAGTCATATAACACCACACTGTAAAATTACTATTTTTTATAGTAAAAGGTTTTAATATTTTTTTAGCACAATCAATAAATATTTTATAAAGATTATCTATATATTTTGTTTGTACTTTAAAATTACAACCTCCCTCTTCTTCTTTTCTTTGGTCTACACATTCTTTAATTAAATCTTCTTTAAAATTTTTAATATCTTCTTCTATTGAAAAACAATGAATTAAATTTTTAAACATTATATCCTTTCTGTATAAAATTAAATGATACTGATATTCTTATATCATTGGATTCATTAGGTTCAACACAATGCCAAAGCCATGCAGGAAATATAAGTATTCTTCCTTCTAATGGATCAACCCGCACTTCACGCCACAAATGTGGGGGAGGTGTTCCTTTTATTCTATTTGGCATAACCATATGAGATGATGTTCTTGGATCATTAAAAACAATTTGTCCTGAGTTTTGTGGAGCTTTGATATAATATACTCCACTAAAATGACTGTTAGGGTGTACGTGTGGTCTATTCATTCCACCAGGAGGATTAAGATTGGCCCACATGTTTCCAAGAATAGGTTCACTACCTAAAAATTCTTCTTTAAATATTTCATTTTGCATTTTAAATAATTCATCAACCAAAGGTTTAAACACAGGTATTTTATGCATATCTGTTTGACTATGCCAACCTTTCATATTAGTTCTTTTTACACCTTTATCTCTATTAGACCATTCAATAACGGCGTTTTCAAAAAGTCTGTTATCTAAATTAACATCTTTAGCATATATAATAGTTGGAAAGTATGCAGCTTTAATCATCATTTAAAAGGTGTGCCTCCAAACCACATAACCAAAGATTTTCTATTACCACGTGTTACTGGTGCAACTCTGTGTCTAATGAAAGATGCAAAAAATATTGCATGACCTTGTTTTATTTTTGCAACTTGACCTTCTTTTGTTAATTCTAAATCACCACCTTCAAATTCATTTTCTGGTGATAATAAACAAGTCATTGATATTTTTCTAACAGGTGGTTCGTGTTGCATGTTTACATCATTATCTACATGCCAATCATAAAATCCTCCTTCTGGATATTCTGTATACTGTGCAGGTTCTGTAATTTGCATTCCATCAAAACCAAAATGATTACCATTAGTAGTCTTCATAATTTTTTCAATATCTTTATACATGTCATGCATTTTTTTAAATGGTATCCAACTAATGTGTGAAGTTCTAACTTTAGTATCTATAACACCACCTTTTATACCTTTACTATTTCCAACACTTGCATCATTTCTAGGTTCGCTTCTTCCAGCTTCAATAATCATTTGACATTGTTTTGGAGTAAAGATAGGTTGAGTAGTTTCAACTATAAAAGATCGCCATCGTGGTTCTGTTATCATATTAATATCCGTATTCTACCCATCCCGTTATTATGTATTTATCATTTGATAAAGGTGGGTTGCCTCTATGAACGTGTGTAAACTGAGAAGGCCATACTAACATAGTATTTTTTTCAGGTTTAAATCTACATTTTTGATATAAAAATTCTGTTTCTCCACCCTCTGCTACATCGTTAAGATAAACACTAAAAGCTAATATTCTATTTCTAGCTTTCATCTCAGCGTTTTCACAATGCCACACATGATAACCTTCACCAACTTTAGTTTTTTGTATTTTAACTTCTAATATGTTGTGTGTAGCTAGGTTTTTTAAATAAGAATATTTTTGAGTATATAATGGATACACGTCTTTAAAAAACATCTCTATAAAAGGTTTATTACTATAGGTTAGTGCAGTGTTAACTGAACCCATAATTGTACTAATTGCGCTATCTGATACTAACGTTTCATCTTCTTTTCTTGGATACACAGCTCCTTGTTCCTCACAATTATTAAAAAAAGTAATATAACTATTTATTAATTTATCTGTCATAAAGTTTTTAAATACACCTATGTGATTGTCTATGTAATATTGTTTATCCATTATGCTGCACCTCTATTTTTTATTGGATCAAACTGCACATCACAGTTTGCAGCAAGAGTTCGTCTTATTTCATCAGTCCCATTAAATGGATATACGCAGTGTCTCATATCATATGGAAATACATAAAAGTCTCTAAGGTCCATTGGTGGTTGATAATCAATTTTTGCAAATTGACCATTCGCTGCACCTAATATTTGTAATCTTCCATTTTGTTGAACATCACTTGCTGAATACTCTCTACCAAATGTAGATGGTAATTTTAAAATCATAACACTAGATAAACCAGTAAATAACATTCCTCTATGAATATGTGCAGGATTATATTCATGTTGTTTCATTTCATTAACCCAAATAGAATTAAGGTGTAAATCATATTCTTTTATTCTATTAAACTTTAAATAATGTTTAAACGTTTCCATAAAATAATTTGTTACATCTTTAGGTAATTTGTTATGATTTTTCATCTTTGTTTGATCAGCCCCGTGATAAAATAAAGAATGTTCTTTTTCTATCTTACCTACTAATTGTCTATTTGCAGGTTCTAAATTATAATAATTTGTTTCGTATATATAATTAATACTATTAAATATATCTAAAGGTACTTGATATTTTAAAACTGATTGACCTAAAAATACAAAATCAAACTTTGGGTTTTCCATGTTGGGTAATTTTTTCTTGTTCTTTATAACTACTTTCTAGTTCACCAGACTTTTTAATTCTTTGTAGTGACTGTAATTGACCCATAACATTAAATACTTCTGCTTCTGATGAGTTTGCATTTAATGTTTTTGCTTTTTCATGATATTGCCTACCATAAGATTCTAATTGATGTTGGTTAACATCCTTGTCATTAAATGATCCATCATTAAATTCTTTCTTTAGTTTAGACCACATTTTAATTTCTCGCATTCTATGCTTTGCAACTTTTTCCATAGACGCTTTTGCAAATCTTGCTTCGTCTAAATCTATTTGATATTTAGTTTGTTTATATTCGTCTTCTTCTTTTTCAACTTTATCTTCTAACCATTTAATCTTTGCTTCATTTCTTCTATAGTCAAATGATAAAGTCATTAGGTTATCTAAGTATGATGATTGTTCTCTTACACACTGCCAATATTTTGCAGCTTTAGTTGGGTATCTATTATCTTGTAATACAGAAAACCTTGCTTCTGTTTCTGTTCGAAACATTTGTTTTTTAGTCCAAGTGTCTCTAAGTTCATCCACCATACCTTTAAATGATGATAGATCTTCTCGTGTTAATAAATTATTTAAATGTGGTTCTTCACCTTGTATTACTTCTTTAACGTCTTTTTTCATATCTTTATGTCCTTCTTAGCTGTATTATAAACTAATTCTATTATAAAGTCAACTATTATGAATCAGTAAATGTTCTAACTTGAGGTGCACCTGCACCATCCCATTCAAAAGTTGTAGCCTGTTGAGCAGTATAATAACCACCAAATATTAAAGCAGCTGTATTTCCACCTGTTCGTGAAGCTCCTGCATTTCTTTTTTGTGAAGGTATAGATGTTGTTGTTGTCCAGTTAGTTCCATTCCAACTTTCTGTTGCTGCAGCTGTTGGGTTAGGAGTTCCTCCTGCAGCTATTGCAGCTGTTGTTGTACCAGATAACATCATACCTGATCTTGCTGTATTTAAATCGTTAACTTCTGTCCACGCAGAACCATTCCAAAGTTCTGTTACATCATAAGTTGCTCCATTATTACCACCAGCAACTATTCCAGCTGTTGAAATTCCTGAACTACCTCCTTCATTATCTTTTCTTCCAGTGTTTAATGTAGCAGGACTTGTAGACCAATTAGTTCCATTCCAAGTTTCTGTTACATTCATATTTGGTGGAGATCCACCACCAGCAATAACCGCTGCTGAAGGTGTTCCAAAACCAAAACGTCCACCTTCTGAAAGACTTGTATCATTGACCTCAGTCCAATTTGTACCATTCCAGTTTTCAGTTAAATTTTTAGTTGTTGCACCTGGATACACAACTCCAGCTATACATAAAGAAGCTGTGTTAGTAGTAGCTGCAGATGAACATCTTTCTCTAGCAGTATTTAAATCGTTCATTTCTGTCCAACTTGATCCATTATATTGTTCCGTATATGCTCGAGAAACTGCAGGAGGTGTATATTGAGTACCGCCAAATGCAATTGCCGCAGTTTGTGATCCGCCACCACCTAAAACAAATCTTGCACTATTTAAAGCTCCACCTGTAGTCCAAGCAGCTGTAGCTGTTTGTGCTTCACCTTTTAAAACATTAGAAGATGTATTATACCAAACTTGTCCTTCAACAGGGTTTGATGGATCGGTTGCTACCGCTTCAATTTGTGTTCCTCGTATTTCTTTGTATGTTGCCATAATTAATCCGTACTTATTGTTTTAGTTATATTTCCAGGAACAGCCCATTCTTCTGCTACTCCAGTATAAGGTGGAACACTACCACCAGCACCTATTGCATTTGTAGAAGTTCCTAGACCTGCAAGACCTCTAGCTGTATTCATGTCAGCTGTTTCTTGCCAACTAATTCCATTCCAATCTTCTGTTGCAGTAGTTCTTGGACTTCCAGGAGGAGCAGCACCACCAAAAGCTAAAGCAGATGTTGAAATTCCTGCAGCTCCTGCGCTATCTCTTGACATATTCATATCATTAACTTCAGTCCAATTTGATCCATTCCATAATTCTGTTCTATTTGTGTAAGGAGGTTCAAATCCACCAAAAGCTACTGCAGCTGTATTGTCAGCAGCTGATACTCCTACATTATATCTAGCTTGATTTAAATCATTGGTTTCAGTCCAGTTAGTTCCATTCCAAGTTTCAGAATTATCTACAGCTGTACCAGTTGGATTAGCTCCTCCTGCATATATTGCAGATGTTGAAGTTCCTGCACCGGCATTCTGTGTTTTTACCCTTCCTGTGTTTAAGTCATTAACCTCAGTCCAATTCGTTCCATTCCATAATTCTGTGTTATCATATATACTTGGACCCCAACCTCCTATAGCTATTGCAGCTGTACTATTAGCACCTGCTCCTCCCATGGTTCTTCTAGCTGTATTCATATCATTAACTTCTGTCCAGTTACTTCCATTATAAGATTCTGTAGTTCCTGTTACACCTGATGGAGGTATTTCTCCACCAAAAACTAAAGCAGCTGTATAAATTCCAACACCAGATAATCCTTCTCTTGCATTGTTTAAACTATTAATTGTTGTCCATGCACCTTGTGGTGTACCGGCACCTGTCCATATTTCTGTCGCTGCTATATTAGGTGGTGCTTGTCCACCACCAGCAACTATACCTGAAGAAGTTGTTCCACCGCTTCCAGCAGCTTGTGTTCCTGTATTTAAATCTGCAACTTCTGTCCAATTAGTTCCATTCCATTCTTCTGTTATTGCTCTTAATGGACCCCCTCCTGCTCCTAGAGCAGAAGTTTGAGTTCCTAAACCAGCAATTCCGTCTCTACCAGTATTTAGGTCGTTGACTTCAGTCCAATTAGTTCCATTCCAAGATTCTGTTACAACGCTTGGACCAGTGCTTCCTCCTATACCTAATCCAGCAGTATATTCTCCAGCACCATTTCCATCAAAATATCTTGCAGTATTTAAATCGTTCATTTCTGTCCAATTTGTTCCGTTATAATATTCAGTATTATCAATATCATTACCACCACTATCTGCTCCACCCATTATAATAGCTGCTGTAGCAATTCCAAATGAACCACCTCTTCTTCTGCCTGTGTTCATATCATTAACTTCAGTCCAATTTGATCCATTCCAAACTTCAGTTTCAGTTTTAACTGCATTAAAAGGAGGAGCAACTGTTCCTCCAAAAGCTAATGAAGAAGTATTACTTGCTCCTGCTCCTGATAACTGACCTCTTGCAAGGTTTAAATCATTTACTTCAGACCAATTAGTTCCATTAAAAGATTCTGTTAAAGCTTTATTATTACCAGGAGGTCCAGTATATCCACCAAATACTAACATTGATGTAGAAGTTCCATCTCCAGCTAATCTAGCTCTTGCTGTATTCATGTTATTAGCAGTACGCCATGAACCAGCTGCTGTTACATTTGGATATTGAAACTTTAAAACCTTATCAGTATCATTATACCACACCTCTCCCGTTATCGGATTATCGGGATTAGTCGTATAGTTCCGAATCTTTGTGCCATGTATTTC